TGTCTGGATACCCAGTCAACTTCAGCGCCGTATCATGAAAAGGATCAAGCGCTGAAATCAACCAGTTTTTCCCATCGACAGTCAAACGTTTGTCTTGAACGAAAGAATCGAAATTAGTTTTTTTGTGACATGATAGAAAGTATTTACCATTCCGCCTCTGCTGCAATCAAATATTTGATTGCAGGGTGATAAAACACACAAGGTAACTTTGATTTCAAAATTGTGTGTTCCAAAGACTTTATCATACTTTCTGTGAGATTAAAACGATAGCAAAACACCTGGAGGAATGATTCTCTTGCGTGAGCCAAGAATTGATCCACCCCTACCAGAATTTTATATTGACTGGACTCATTAAGGTCCTTTTTGTCGTTAACAATACCAAAATCAGACAATTGTTTAAGAAAAGCGCCGAGAATTGGATAGCAAGCTGGTACTTGTCCAAGAGATTGTGACAAAGCCCAGGCAGTGCTTTTACAGGCATATTCTCTATCGCGTGTCTGAAAAATAGTATTAGGATTATTAAGAACTTTGCCCATCTTAAAAATCATAACCGGGCTAGGTCCCCATTTCCATGAAGCAGAAACAACATCAAAAACAAAAAATCCTTTAAGAAACTCAATTCCATGCAAAAGTGGTTGTACCTGTTTGAGTTTGATTGTTAAGCCAAATCTGCCATACACATCCTCGAGTGTGTTAGGTTCTGCAAAACAAAACTTATGACACATTGTTGATATATATAAATTTAATAATGAATTAAAAACAGAAGTGGTAGATATGCCGGTTAATTGCATAACTCTTCTTTCGAACTTAACCTTAACTTCATCAGGTATATGCTTAACCTTAAGAGTACGAGACTGTATAAGTTGAATCCACGGTTCTAAATAATCCTCAGACACACCAAGGTGAACCAGGAGATTATATAAAATTCGTTGTAACTCAATTCCTTGAGTTTGATCATACATGGAAAAATCACTTTCAAAAGCGCATAATTCTCCATCTATCATTCTCAAGGCTACTGCATCATCTCCTAAAACAATAAACGCAACATGAATTATGTCATTCTGTAACTGTATAATGGCAGACTGTAATTCATCACATAAGGCTTGAGCATTAAATGATGAAACATAATACCAACGAGCCTTGAACTGATCAGTGAACGTCCATGGTTCGTCAATATGGTCCGCTAAAATACGAGAAATTGACTTAGCAAGACCCTGTAGCACGTGGTTTGTTTCTGCTGGTACATCCATAATAAGGCGCTGTACGACAGCATATTTATCCCCAACCTGCTTCCAGGGCACAGTTTCGTCAGACTTCCCATGACACTCCACACTACGACCGAGCGGTAATCCGGATGTTATATGTTTAACAACCCGATGGAAACGCCGTCTCTTCATAGCTGTTGACTGCTCATTTTGATATGGAACACAAACATGTTCAAAATCAAAAGGAATAGGATCAAAGTTCTCACTTGGAAAAGTGAGAACTTCCAGCATCAAAGGATCAAAAGTGTGTTTGGGTTTCTTAAAAATGCGGAAAGCTAAAGCTGCTTTTAAATTGGTCCAGTGACGTACGGGACGTGGATATAAGATAAATGGAACAAAAATAGCATATGTCCCTTGTCGAATCATTTTATCAGAGAAAGGTAAATTTACTTGATTGTCACCTTCAGGAAAGTAACTCTCAGTAAGATTATAAACTGCTCCTTTAATAAAGTGATTATATGACAAAGGAATATAACAATTATGGTCTATCAAGACTTTGTGCCAGGCGGAAAAAGCACAAGGTCCATCATTAATCGCATCTTCAAGTAACTTGAGATCCGGAAGACCTGGCCGTTCAACAAAGAACGACAACTTTAAAATATACCCAATTCCTAAAATTAGCAATATTAACAATAAAATTTCAGGAGCAAAAATCACTCCTAAAACAACGATTGTCAATAATAAAATAGCTAACAAAAGGTAAATAACGTATCCTGGTTTATGATCGATTAAACGATCAATGCGTTCATGGTTCAAATTAATGGTAGGAATAAGAGATACACCTTTTTCCATAATGGTTTTAGAACTGTGATATGCTATATAAAGCGTAGTATCTACTATTATAGTAGCAGCATCATCAGGGAAAAACTTTTTATATAAAGAAAAAGCTGGATCATTGTGACATGCATTACGAATGGCTGCCTCATAATTTTGCAAACCAAAGCGTGTGCCCCGTGTCAGGGCACTCACGCTAGTTCCTAATGCTGGAGCCCAAACACGTAAGGTCCGATTTTTCTGCCACACCAAAAAGCGTAGAAAACTAATTGGGGTGTGTGAAAGCACATTCCAAGATAAAGATCGTTGTTGAATTTGAGACATGATGGGGGCTTCATTAACTGAAACGACACCACGTCGTGCAAAATATAAAGCCACACAAAAAGGTCCAATTGTTTGTTTAAAACAAACTGAACCTAAGGCTGCTTCATAATACCAATCTTTATTATTGGAATAACGTGTTTGGCCACAATAATACTCCATTGTACCATTGGTGATTTTCATGGCTCCGTAACCATTTGACCCACCTAATGGACCGTGACTCAGGAAGACCAGCCCAGCTGGTAACCCGTACTTTTTAACTTGTTCATAAACAAGACTTTCAGCAACATCATAACAATCAACATACAAACAATGTCCTTGCATAGAGCAAAATTGTTCGTCATAAGTAAGATCATGAGATGTATGATGTTGGAAAACATTTGCATCGCAATAATCAGCATCAACTCTATGTGAACTAAAGACGTCAATAATGTTTGCGTCTCGTCGTAAGTTTCTTAAAAGTTTGATGCATGAAATAGTGGCAATTGTTCGGAAATTGTGCATCTCCCAATGTTCATTTGTGTGAAATCGAACAATTCTATAAGGAATGTTCAACTTTACACACAAAGCAACCTGATGGGCCTCAACATTGCTTGTTGTATTTTCGTCGTGTTGAATATAAAGCATTGGAGTTCAATTAAATAATTGAGATGACAAAG